CAAAAGTATATATTGAGGAACTTAGTGAATGAAAAGAAAGTTGGGAGATGGTCAAACATTTTTATTTTCAGAACATTCAGGTGAATGGGCAATCAATCACAGGTCGCCTGATTTAACTAAATTACTCGATAGCAACAAAAGATTGCAACAGGAGGATCACAGTATAAGAGATGAATTTCGCTTATCTGCTAGGATTCCTGTTACAATTTATTATGAATGGAAAGAAAAGTTTGGCGTAAATTTATACGACAAAAACCACAAAGAAGCAGTTAGAAAATTATTAAACAGTCCTGATTACAGATATCTTAAAACAACATCAAGAGTAATATAATGGCAATACCCATTATTATAGGTTCAACAATAAAAGCCTTAAAAAAGTTAAAAAAATTTAAATCAGGCAAGGACACAACTGTAGAAGACTTTGTTAAAGGCAAAAAACTAAAAGACTTCGATAACATGACTCCTGGTCAATATAGAAAAATAAAAGAAAAAGAATTACAGGATTACATCGAAAAAAAACTAATGACTAAAAAAATGGGAAAAGGTAATAAAAAATAATGGCAATATCTAATTATGCAGGACTCAAAACAGCAATAGCTAGTTGGTTAGACAGGTCTGACCTTACTGATGTTATTCCTGATTTTATTGCACTTGCAGAAACAAGGCATAAAAGAGATTTTAAAATAAGAAGAATGGAAACGAGAGTTACCACCAACACAATAGATGGCTCTGAGTTTTATACATTACCTGATGATTATGTTGCTATGCGCAATATCAAGCTAAACACAGATCCTAAAACGCCTTTAGACTATCTTACACCTGAAATAATGGACAGATTAAACGCAGGAAGCTCAAAAGGTAAACCTAAAGCATACACAATCAAAGGCAACAATATAGAAATAAGACCTACACCTGATGGCGTGTATCAAATAGAAGTATCTTATTACAAACATTTTACAGCTTTATCAGACACAAACACAACTAATGACATGCTTACACATCATCCAGATGTTTATTTATATGGAGCATTAGTAGAAGCAGAACCTTATTTACAAAATGACAAGAGAATACAGGTTTGGTCAGGATATTATGACAGAGCAAAACAAGACATAATTACATCAAATGAAAGAGACAGACACTCAGGAACAACGCCTGTAACAAGAATTGATTACGGATTATATTAATGACTACCTGGACAGTAGTTGAAGAAACGGCAGCAGGATATATAGAAACAGAGGATAACCTTTTTGTTTTAGCAACAGAAAATGGCGAATTAATTAGATTAGATGACGCAAGTGGAATAGATGCTGACGATTGGCAAGATGTTACACCACCTGCAACAACAACCTGGACGATACAATAGATGGCAACTAAAAAAATATCAGAACTGACCACGACCACTACCCCATCGAGTAGTGCATTATTTCCTATAGTACAAGATGGAACTACACTTGCTGTAACACTCGCAAATGTAGCAGCAAACATGCCTACAATATCTGTTGCAAACTTAACAGCAGATACCCTAGCAGTTACAAATAATGCAACAGTAGGTGGAACTCTTGGAATTACTGGAACTAGCACATTAAGTAATGATGTAACTTTTACAGGCGCTGCCTATAATGTTCTTTGGGATAAATCAGATAACTCTTTAGAATTTGCAGATAATGCAAAAGCAGTATTTGGAGCAGGACCTGATTTAAGTATTTATCACGATGGTAGTAATTCTGTTATAGCAGAAACAGGAACTGGTGGTTTAGCTATACTTTCTTCAATTGTTTCAATAGAAAATGCAGCAGCAAATGAAACGATGGCAACCTTTACTCAAAATGGAGCAGTTTCATTAAGGCATGACAATACTGAAAAACTTGTAACAACAAGTGCAGGTGCTACAGTATCAGGAACTTTAACGGCTACAGCATTTACAGGAAACCTTACAGGAAATGTTACAGGAAATACTTCAGGTTCGGCAGGTAGCTGTACTGGAAATAGTGCAACAGCGACTACCTCTACAAATGTTACAGTAGCAGATGAATCAACAGATACTACATGCTTTCCGTTGTTTGTTACAGCAGCGACTGGCAACTTACCTCCTAAATCAGGAAGTAATCTTGCTTTCAACTCAGGTACAGGTGCTTTAACAGCTACTAGCTTTGTTGGAAACTTGACAGGAAATGTTACAGGAAATACGAGTGGCTCATCAGGAAGTACAACAGGAAACGCAGCAACTGCAACAGCTTTAGCTACTGGCAGAGAAATTTCTCTTGCAGGTGATGTTACAGCTTCAGGCGTATCATTTGACGGAACTGGTAATATAAGTCTATCGACAACGATTGCAGCAAACAGCGTAGCACTTAGCACAGACACAACTGGTAATTATATTGCTGCTGTAAGTGGCACAACCAATGAAATTAGCGTATCAGGATCAGGAAGTGAGGGTGCGACTGCAACAATCGGATTACCTGACGATGTAACTATTGCAGGAAATCTAACAGTAAACGGCACAACAACAAGTGTAGACACAACAAACCTTGAAGTTGAAGACCCATTAATTAAATTAGCAAAAAACAATAGTGCTGCTGATAGTCTTGATATAGGTTTTTATGGTCTATACGATACATCAGGTTCACAAGATTTATATTCAGGATTATTTAGAGATGCTAATGATTCAGGCAAATATAAACTATTCAAAGATTTACAAGTAGAGCCAACCACAACAGTAAACACAAGCGGTACAGGTTATGCTACAGGCACATTAGTTGCTACATTTGAGGGAAATATTACTGGTAATGTTACTGGGAATACTTCAGGAAGTTCAGGCTCGTGTACAGGTAATGCAGCAGGTCTATCATCTACTCTTGCAGTAGGAAGTGGTGGTACTGGAGCTACAAGTTTAACAGCAAATGGAGCTTTGATTGGTAACGGCACAGGAGCAGTTACAGCTGTTGATATGTCTACCAAAGGCAAATTATTAGCAGGTGATGGATCAGGCAACCCATCAACACTTTCAGTTGGTACAAACACACATGTATTGACAGCTGATAGTAGTGAGGCAACAGGATTAAAATGGGCAGCAGCTGCAGCAGCAGGAGCTACTGGAGCAGGTGGAGACGAAGTGTTCGTTGAAAACGAAAGAGTCGTTACAACAAACTACACACTATCAAGCAACAAATCTGCTATGTGCGTTGGACCATTAACGATTAATACAGGGGTTACAGTAACAATCCCATCAGGAGAGAGGTTAGTAATACTATAATGACAGTTAAGATTAATGCAGATACATCAGACGGATTAAAGTTTGTATCAGATACAAGTGGGGAAATAGACCTACAAGCTAACGGCTCAACAAAAGTACACATGGCAAGTGATGGCAAAGTAGGTATTGGAGAAACTGCTCCTTTAACAAAATTACATATAGGAACAGGTGTTGCTTTTACACCTGATGCAGGAACAGACCAATTAATTGTAGAGAATAATGGGAACTCAGCTATTCAATTAGTAGCAAATACTTCAAGCAAATCAGAAATTATGTTTAGTGATACAACAAGAAATGTTGGTGGATTAAGTTATGACCATGGTTCAAATTTTGTGCAATTTAATACTAACAGCTCAGAACGTATGAGAATAAATAGTGTTGGACAATTGCAAATTGGAACTACAGTTGAAAGGAATAACTCTTTTGTATGTATAAAATCAGATTCAACTAACCAAAATGGTATGGAAATAAGAACACATGCAAATAATGATGCTATAAGATTTTATTCGAGTGATTCAACAAGTGCAGGAGCAGTTACAGTAAATGGATCATCAACCACATATAGCACTTCATCTGATTATAGACTAAAAGAAAATGTGGATTATACATTTGATGCAACAACGAGACTGAAACAATTAAAACCATGCAGATTTAATTGGATAGCAGATGATACAAACACAGCATTAGACGGATTTATAGCACATGAAGTTTCAAGCATAGTACCTGAATCAATAATAGGTGAAAAAGATGCTACAAAAGTACAAGATGTATTTGACAGCGATGGTGTAAAAACAGGTACAGAAACAGTACCAGAATATCAAGGTATTGACCAAAGCAAACTTGTTCCTTTATTAGTCAAAACAATACAAGAATTAGAAGCTAGAATTACAGCATTGGAGAGTTAAGATGGCAATTATAGTACATGGTACAAGAACAGACAACACAGATTTGCTAACAAGCAGACCAAGTTTTAGTGCAAGGATATCAACAGCTCAGTCCGTATCAGGTGCTACTTTTACTAAAATGGCTTGTGCTACAGAAGATTGGGACACAGATTCTAAATATGATGTTAGTAATTACAGATTTACTCCAACAGTCGCAGGTTATTATGAGTTTAATATGTCTATAAGAACAAATAGTGGTAATACAAATGGTATTGCTTTATATAAAAACGGAGCAATCTGGAAAAGAAAATTTGTTGATAGTAATAAATATGTAGCATTTAGTGTTTTAGTTGTTAGTGATACAGATGATTATTTTGAAGTATTTGGTTATACACAAGATGGTAATTCTTTTGATGCAACTGCTACTAATAACTGGTTTCAAGCACACTTTGTAAGAGGGCTATAATGGCAACTTTAGTAGAAAAAATTAAATCAGCAAGACCAAATGTAACTAACTCAGATTTTATGGATTATATAATTGTACAAAACAATTCAGATGGCAATGGAGACTTTATAGCTTCATGGAATCATCCAACAGAATCAAGACCTACAGATGAGGAATTAGAATAATGGCATTAGTAATTAAAGGAAGTAGTTCAGGACAAATAACAGTTGATGTTCCAGCAGCTGCTGGTACTAATACTCTAACTTTACCTGCGACAACTGGCACAGTATTAGATACCAATAGTGCTTTAGCATCTAGCAAATTAAGTGGAGCTTTACCTGCCATAGATGGTTCTGCATTAACAGGTCTTGGTGGGGGAATAACACAAGCAGATATGTACCGATTGACTACAAATGTTACAGGAGACACAGGTAAAGTAACTAATTGGGAAAGATGTGATGATGCAAGTTATGGAAAAATAGGAGATGGAATATCAGAATCAGGTGGTCTTTTTAGTTTTCCTGCAACAGGAATTTATGCTGTTCGTTGTATGGTCATGATGAATCCTACAGATGGTAACGATTCAGTTTTATGGAATAGTTTTGTATCACCTGACGGTGGTAGTAATGTTGATTTAGTAGCTGAAACTGTAGGTGCAGATAGGTCTGTAACAGTATGTTCCGAATTTTTTGTAGATGTTACAAACACGACTAATGTAAAAGTTCAGTTTGGAGTAGGTTCAATGCAGTCAGGTGGCTTTATCACAGGAAACACAAGTGCTAATAATACTGCAATAACATTTGTAAGGCTCGGAGATACATAATGACAAAAGATTATTTACAACTGGCATTGGCTTATTTTAATACAGACAAAGGTCAATGGTATAAATGGAAAACAGATTATGCAGGTAGTGACAGAATGGCATATGCTAACTTAGAACTTGCAAATGATTCAGCAACGATACCAAGTGAAGCAGATGTAAATGCAAAGATACAAGAAATTAAAGATGCAGATACACAAAAAGCAACTGATAAAACAAATGGCACAAACAAATTAAAAGCATTGGGTTTATCTGATGCAGAGATAACAGCACTAACACAGAAAACATATTAGAGGTAACTAATGGGATTAGAAACAGGAACATATATAGACAGTCTTAACAGCTCAAACCCTACAGCAGGTGATGCCGTATCACAAGGTGACGACCATTTAAGATTAATTAAATCAACAGTAAAAGCAACATTCCCAAATTTATCAGGTGCTGTAACAAGTACACAGGCAGAATTAAATTTACTAGATGGCGTAACGGCAAACACTACAGAACTTAACTATGTAGATGTTGCAGCACTTGGGACTGTAGAAGCTTCAAAAGCTATAATAGCTGATGCTAGTAAAGATATTACTGGTGGCAGAAACATAACTATTTCAGGAACTTTAGCAGCAGCAGCAGTAACTGTTGGTGGAACAGCTGTAGCAACTTTAGCAGCAATTTATCCTGTAGGATCTATTTATATAAATGCAGCAGTAACAACTAACCCTGCAACCTTATTAGGATTTGGTACATGGACAGCGTTTGGTTCAGGCAGAATGATGGTTGGTTATAATGCAGCAGATAGTGATTTTGACGCATTACAAGAAACAGGTGGTGCTAAAACGCATACATTAAGTATTTCTGAATTACCATCACACACCCATGAATCTGACTTTACTGCAAACGGAAGTGGAGCTTCAGGGATTAATTTTCAAGGTAATTATCAACCTGCTACTAGAACAACGAGTGCTACTGGCGGTGGTTCAGCTCATAGTATTTTAAACCCATACATAGTTGCATACATGTGGAGAAGAACTGCGTAATGGCAACATTTGTAGCACCTGCACCTAAAGGTCTAGTAAAAGATACAAACAATACTGTATTGCCACCTGAATTTTATTCAGAAGCATCTAACATAAGATTTGCAGATAGTTCAGCTAAAAAGATTAAAGGACATGACCAGGTATTCGGCACACCAACAGTAGCCCCATATTTTGTTATTAATTGGGCAACAGGTACAAATGTATTTTGGTATTATGCAGGTACAGCAAAGATTTACAGACAAAGTGGTAGCTCGACACACACAAACTTTACAAGGGCTTCAGGTGGAGATTACTCAACTAACTTAACTACAGTCGGTAATTGGACAGGAACTATCTATAATGGTCTACCTATTCTATGTAATGGAGTAGATGATCCACAAGTATTAGCTACAGTAGGAGCTAGTGCATTTAGTGATTTACCCAACTGGCCATCAAGTACAACTTGTAAAACTATCAAAGCTTTTGGTAATTATTTAATGGCACTTAATCTTACAGAAAGTAGTACAGAACTTCCTAACAAGGTAAGATGGGGAGATGCAGCAGAAAACTTTGCATTACCTTCTTCTTGGACAGCATCAGCAACTAATGATGCAGGTTCTGTAACTATAGGTGATGAATCAGATTTTATTGTAGATGGATTGGCTCTCAAAGACGCTTTCATTATATATAAAGAAAACTCTACATGGTTAGCCAAACTTATAGGTGGAAACCTTGTATTTAGTTTCCAAAAACTATTTAACGATACGGGCGTATTAACAAGAAACTGTATAGCAGAATTTGACGGAAACCATTTTGTTGTAACTCAAGGTGATTTAATCGTACACAATGGAGTATCTAAAAAATCTGTAGCTTCTGATTTAATTAAAAGACAGCTATTTGATGACATTAATAGTGCCTATTTTAACTTAACCTTTTGCACACACAATGTTCAGCAATCTGAGATGTGGGTGTGTTATCCTAGTATCGGTTCACAATATTGCAATAAAGCACTAATTTATAATTATGTTAATAACTCATTTACTTTTCGTGATTTGCCTAATATTTATCACATTGGTCCTGGAATTGTAGATCCTGGTGCAACATCTGTTGTATGGTCAGGACAATCAGTTACATGGACAGCTTATAGTGGTACATGGGGAGATAGGCAATATAACCCAACAGAAAGGTCTATTCTTATGGCAGGGGTAGCAGATACTAAACTGTATCGTGGAGATTTTGGGCAACAGTTTGCAGGTGAAAACTACATCACAACCATAGAAAGAAAAGGATTAACCTTAGATGGCAACACAAACACAGTAAAACAAGTAAGAAAACTTACACCTAAGATAGCAGGAACTGGCAAATGTACTATATCGGTAGGAAGTTCTATGAGTCCTAACGGCACATATACATTTACACCTAGTCAAGAATTTACACCTAATACGCAAAACAAAGTAGATTGTAGATCGACAGGTAAATTTATAGCAGTAAGATTTCAACACACAGAAGATAGCACTTTTGAGCTCAATGGTTATGACCTCGAGTACGAAGTAATAGGAGAAAGATAGTGGCAATAGGAGATAGATTAAAGTTTGTAACCAACGCTGACGGACAGGTGATTCCCATCAAAGAAGGTTTCTTGGGCGGCACACCAACATCTGGAGTTGGTAGAACAGCAGCCAGTCTAACAGGTTTAGGACCAGGGCAAGTAGGGCCACCGAATACTACAAATCAGTTAGTGCCTTATGACAGAATGACAGGTATAAGAAACACACTAGCTAACATAAGAATACCAGCAGCATTAAGGACAGCAGGGCTAGTTCCTGGTTTAGGAGTTTTAGCTACAGGTGGATTAATAGCTAATGCTTTATTGCAAGATGACAGTATAGAAGTTGCAGAAAGAAATTTTGGTTGGGTTGCTAGAGCATTAGATCCAACAACAATTACAACACAAGATAATGAAACAGTTAGGTCTGCAACATCACAACACAGCAAGACTGGTGATTGGATTGTATATCCTACGATTAGGTCTGTTGACGGTAAACTGGTAAAATTAGATAAAGGATTAGCAAAAAGAAGAGCAGAAGAATTAGGTGATTTTATTACATTCGATGATTTAGAAGAAGCAGAAGAATTCTCTAAAAGCTTGTCTAACAAGATTGGAGAAAAAAGAAGAATGGCAAACAGACAAAATAGAGGATTGTTATAATGGCACAAGCCCCTAAATATACCCCTAATCCAGTACCAAGTAACCCTGAAGATTTACCAAGATATATCTTTGAGGAGCTAACTAAACTGCAAGGTGCGTTAGAAGAAAACGCAACAACCTTTGTAGAAGTAAAACATGTAGAACCTATAAGAAAGAAACAAGGAGATATTGTCTACGCTGATGGCTCTGACTTTAATCCTGGTAGCGCAGGTGAGGGCATATACTTTGTAAACGCAGCAGGTAACTACACTAAATTATGATTTTTATATCAGGCATTATGTCAGAACAAATAGATGATGTTTGGTCAGACTGTGAAAAATACATAGAATTAGGCAACAACAAAAGCCAAGAAGAAATGTCCGTGCAAGACATATATGAAAACTGCAAAGACAAAGACATGCAACTATGGATTGTTTTTAATGATGATAAAGATATAGAAGCTGTATTAACAACACAAGTTATAGACTATCCACAAAAAAGAGTTTGCAGAATTGTAACATTAGGCGGTCTCAACATGGAAGACTGGGTTGATACGGTTTTAGAAACACTCGAAGAATGGGCTGAAGAACAAGCCTGTCATTCGATGGAAACAGTATGTCGCAAAGGATTTATAAAAAAATTAAAAGGTTTTGGGTATGAACACACATACACAATACTTGGAAAAGAACTTACAACAAAACACTAGGAGATATCAATGAGTAAAGGTGGCGGTGGTGGAACAAACACCATACAAAAAGCTGATCCTTATATTGGGCAACAGCCTTATTTATTAGATTTATATAGTCAGGCACAAAATCAATTCAATACACCATTGCAATTTTTTCCTGGTCAGACATATGCTAATCCAACAGATACACAACTTGCAGCAGAAAACTTACAGATGGGTACTGCTCTAGGTGGTCAAACAGCGGTCAATCAGTCATTAATGCCTGCGCTGCAATCACAGCTCGCAGGACCAGCTAATGTAGCAAACAATCCATTTCTTGCAAGTGCAACACAAGCGGCACTTAGACCTCTTTATTCAGGAGCTCAAGGATTGCTACAACAAGCAAGAAGAGACGCTACTAGTACAGGAAACTTAGGTGGTACTAGACAAGCTATATTAGAACAAGGTGTTATTGGTGATTATTTACGACAAGCTGGTGATGTATCAGCTGGTATGTATAACGATGCTTATAGTCAAGCAATAGATGCTCAATCGAGAGCAGTGGGTCTTGCGCCACAAACCCTTGCATCATTACAAATTCCAGCACAACAATTATCACAAGTTGGTGCAGCACAACAAGCAAGACAACAACAAGCAATTAATGACCAAAGAGCAAGGTTTGAATTTGCTCAAATGGAACCTTCTAACAGACTCACAAGATACTCTAATGTTGCAGGTACTAATATATTACCTGGTACAACATCATCTATGGCAGATGGTGGTGGTGGCGGAATAGGTACTATGGGAACAATTGGAGCATTGGGTGGTGGATTATATGGCGCAACCCTAGGAGCTAACGCTACATTTATGGGTGCAGCAGCTGGAGGTCCAGCAGCACTAGCAGCAGCAGCGACAGGCGCGTTATTAGGAAGTCTTTTTGACTAGGAGAAAAAATGACAACACTTGAAGAAAAAGAAAGAAGAAGACGGTTAGAAGACCAGGCTAACATGAGCCTGTATGATAGGTTTACGGGTGGATTTGGAAACATGTTCGATTCTGTTGATCCTAACGCTCCTAAAATGGGTGATGTCGTTGGTGGTATGCCTTCACTTGCCAATTCAACAACTAATATGTTAACGGGTGGATCATCTGTAGATGCTATGGGTAATATTGTTCCAGGCGCTAATGCAAGAACTTCCGTATTAGGAGTGCCTGTTCCAGAATATGCAAAACCAACAGCTACGCAAGGCATAACTTTAAATCCAGCTTATACTCCAAACGTGGGAAATACTGGAATGTTAGCTGACATGTTAGCACCACCTCCTATATATAGCGTTTATGATGAATTTAATCGATCAGGAGAAAAAGATTTTAGCTTTTCAAGATTATTCGGAGGGGCTCAAGAAAGATCAGGAGTATCTGCATTTGAAAAAGATTTGACAGCTTCAGGTAAAGAAAAATTTAACAGAATTAATAAAGGGCTTCAAGCTATTCCAAGAAGCGACATGGAAAAAAGAACAGCTTTTATTAACAAAAAAGAAAACGAATTTAATGTTTTAAATGATTTTAATACAGCAGGTAAAGCAAAGTTTGGCGTTGAACAAGACGCAAAAGGCAAAGATGTAAATATGTATACAGGCGGTATTCTACAAGGAGGAGGTACAGCCCCTGTTAATTTAGACGCAAGATTACCTAGTTTTCAAGATAAAAATTTAGAAGGTATAGATGCTGGTGGTGGGGTTTTTAGAAGCACAGGAGTTACTTCGAAATTACCAGGAAGCACGGTACAACAAACTATAGATAATTCAGGTAAGCAACTTATTAACAATGGTCAAGTTGCAATTCCAACAAGAGAATCTTTACAATATACAGGAGACAATGTTCCCTTTATGTCTCCTGCAATAAAAGCTGACATGGACGCATCAGGAATCGGGGTTGCAGGCTACCAAAACATATTGGATAATTATGTAAAGAAAGCACCAGTAGATGAAACAAGCTTTATGGATAGCCTAGGAGGAGTAACAGGTATGGTTGGGTTGCTAGGAGATATTATGTTGATGCAAAGTCTACTCGATAACAAACAACAAGCACCAGTAGCGTCTGCACCTAGAGGTTTAGTTGGTTCTAAAAATAAAGAAGATGATCCGTACAGAAGGAGTTTTTAATGGCAATAAATAAAGAGTTAAATATGCAACTTATAGCTGCTGCATTAGCAACAGCGAGAGGAGATAGTTTCGGTCAAGCACTAGCACAAGGTGGTTCTATGCCTGATAAGATAAAACTTAGAGAAGCTAAAGTAGGACAAGCACAAGCTGATTTAGAACAAACACAATTAAAAAATATAAAATTAGGACAAGAGATTACAGGAGCAGGACAACAAATAGAAGTTCCTGAAAGAGAATATAGCCTAGAAGAACAAAACCAAGACTTACTCATTGCTGAAGCATTTGGTACATATGATGCTATAGAAACTGGTGTAGCAGATTTTGGATCATTCTTAGGTATAGCACCAGCAGGTGGTTATGAATCACAGGTTGCACAAGCTAAAAAGAAAGAACTTAACTTTGCAATCAAAGCTACAGCAGCAGATGCCTGGAGAGGTAAACCTAACAATTTTCTTCTACAGCAAATTATAGAACTTATACCGTCTAATTATCTACAAGGTGATTCTAAAGCTTCAGCTAGATACAGCACAATTAGAACAAACTTCGAATCAAGAATATCAGAATTAGATGGACAAATAAAAAATGCAGATCCAGGTAGCGCTGCACAAGCAAACTTGGTCAAAACAAGAGCCAATGTCAAATACATCATTGATAGATTGAGTGTTGTAGAATCAGGTTTTAGGGGCATGACACCGCAAGATGACAGCATTACGGCAGACAGTTTTTATGGTGTTTCAGGTATTACACCAGGAACACAATTAGAAATGAGCGAAGCAAGTCTTGACGCTATGTCTCAAGCTTATCAAGAATTCTTGGAGGAATAAATGGCAGCACCTACAACAGGCACACCTTTAAATATTGCTAAAAGATATAGAGAAGAAGAAACTAAAAAGTTAATGGGTTTTGGTGAGAACAGCCCAGCAGCAAGACAAGATTTAGCTGTCATGCAAGAAGTACAAAATCTCTTTAATGCACACAAAACAACTGGTTCAAGATTATTACAAGCTGGAAGAATTACAACAGAACAGTATTACGCAAGTACAAGACAAGCAGGAATTAAGTTAGGAATTATTAATGAAGAAGAATACCCTGACAACTTACCTGACTATCTTAAGCCCACACTAGAAATAGGTGGAGCTGTTATAGGTGGCGTTATTGGAGGACTAGCTGGATTACCAGGTGGAGTTGGTGGATCGTTAGCTGGTGAATCTGTTGGAGCTGGTATTGGTAGTGCTACTGGTACAGCTGCATATGCAATGTTACAAGATTTTACAGCACCTGATGGTATGCCAACAACAAGTTGGGAAGACAGAGGAGTAGGAGAAGAAGCCCTAAGAGAAGGTGCATTAGTAACTGGTCTTACAGCAGGTATTGGCGGAATTATAAAAGTAGGTGGGTTAGCATTACAGTCTAATAAAATAAGCAGTAAAGCCGTTGATAATTTAACAGCAAAGGGAAGAGGTTTTATACAAAGCGTTTTAGGTTCTAAAACAGCAGAAAAGCTAGGCAGAATGAAAAATGGTTACTTGATTGAAGAACAACAAAAGGCAGATGATTTAATGTTATTTTTACGAGAACAAGGTATTACACCAAACTTAGGTATGATTATAGACAACGACACAGTAAGGTCATTAGTTTATGCACTAGGGAGAACGCCATTACTCGGAACACCAGCAAGAGAGGCATATGACAAAGCTAAAAACGAGTTGTTCAATAGAATTGCTTATGGTGTAAAAAATGAAAATTTAGAACAAACGCTTGCGCCTCTTACAGACAAGTTTATAAAAAAAGATGGACGGTTTGCTTTAAAAGATGGCATAGAACTTGACCAGGTAGACGATATGGGGTCAATTGTAAACTTTATTAATTATTCTGCGGTTGCACAAAAAAATATTAAAACTCTATATGATGATGCAGAAAAAATGATGATTAATCAAAAGTACGACATTAACAAAAATTTTGAAAAAACTAAAGACCGTTGGATTAATTTTAATACACAAGCAAACATAGAAAATCGCAGCACTAATGGCAGAACAGTTAAAGACTTACTTTCGAAAGAAACAAACGAAATGGCAGATATTATTTTCGATCAAGTAGCTGTTGGAGGGTTTTCACAACGAAGAAAGTCAATAGCAGAAAAATATGCTGGTGGCAAAGAACAAACTATACAAATAACCCGTGGGCCTAATCAACAGCCAGTTAGTATTAATTTAACAGAAGATGGTTTAAACCACATAACCGACAAATATGTAGAAAAATTATCGAATGGTAATTACAGGTTGACTAAAAACGGTGATATCGATTTAATTTCTAATTATTCTAAAGAAAGAATAAATGAGGTTTTAAGCGCATCAAGTAAAACGAATCTAGATAAACTAACAGCTACAGGCAAAGCCTTCGAAAAGAAAACGCCAGCTGAACAATTAGTAATATTTAAGAGACAGTTAGATAACGAATACCAAGAGGCTTCATATTATGCAAGTAGAATTGGTGCATCAAAGCAAGACGATGTTTTTGCTAGGTCATTAGGTAGTTTGAGAGATGATTTACAGGGTGATTTAATAAAAACAGTAGATGATGAAATATCTGCAAAACTTATTAACGCAGACACAACTTATGTAAATAATGTAGATCGAATTAGAAACTCACACGATATTATAAAAAGAATTGGTTATTATCAGTTTACAGATGCAGGCGATGAAGCTGCTAAAATTTTATCTAAGGGAGAAGCACGCAAAGATGTACTAGAACAAAAGCTTGATATGGGCGCTCTTGATAAAAATGGAGATTTGTTAGATAACGCATTTAAAACAAGAAAAGTTACAGATATCGAAGGCAATTTTCACTTCGAATATTTAAGAAATAAAAGCGGAGACCCTATAAAGAAATCTAGAAAAGAACAATTGCAAGTCCCTGGGATATCTCCTCAACAGTTAGACGATATTATCGGCAAAAATTCACTTAAAGAGGGAGATTTAATTTTAGATAAATTTAGTAACGCAACACCAGCAGAACTTAAAGAATTAAAATCAGCTGTGGGAGCACAACAATTTAGAAAATCTGTGGTATCTCAACTAGAAAACGATATTAACGAAACAATAATAAAATTTTTAAATGGTAAAGAAGGCGATGCAGCAACGGCACTTACAGATTGGTTTGGTAGAGTTGGTTTTCAACAAGCAGCTGGGAAAGCAGCAGCAAAAACAGCAAAAGCAACAAGATTAAGATATGAAACGATGATTGATGAAGCTGGTCTTTCGTTTAAATACAATGATTTAGTTCAAATGACAGCCATGATGGAATTGCTACCATCAGCACCAGCACTTAACCAATTTATACAAAGGTCTATGATGTTAAGATTTTCACAAGGTATTGGGCCAGGAGCTATCGGTGGTTTGTTTGGTTTGTCAGCAGCAGGAGCTGGAGCTAGTGCAGGTCTTATTGGTTCAGCAGCAGGGCTCGGAGCGTTGTACGCTTTTAACAAACTTATGGCATCACCAATTACACAAAAGTCAGTAGCAGGAATTATTGCAAGATATAAATCGGCAGCGGCATCAGGTAGTAAAGAAAAAATGGATGAGGCTGCAAAAGAGTTTCAACCATTTATGTCTTATGCTTTAACTCCATTTTACAAATTAGCGAGTGGCGCAGACAATTTAGTAAAATCACCGATTACTCCTGGTCTATTAAAACAGACTGGAATTAACTTAGGCGCTTTAGAGTATTTCGAATGAAACAGGTTACAAACACACAGATAATGGAACAACTCCATCAGATGGATAAAAGAATTATTAAATTAGAAGAAAGAATGAACAAAGGCGTAGGAGCTGTATCAGTCATTGCATGGCTTGGTGGTATTGCTGCTGTAGTCGGGAGCTATTTTTATAAATCATGATGGGAATACCTATGGAGCTACTCTCTATGCTAGCTTCTACTGTACTGGGAGGAGTTATGTCTATCGTAGCTCAGAAAGGACAAGCACAAGCAGATCGAGAAAAGATGTTGATGCAACGTGCAGAATTTGCAGCAGAGCAAACAGACAAGGCAAGAGAAGTATCTGACCCTCACACAAAGCACACTAGACGCTGGATAGCATTGATGTGTGTATTTAGTATTATTGTAGTACCAATCGTTGCACCAATCTTTACTGATGTAAATGTTGCTTATCAGATAATGACTGAAGCAGATAGTGGTTGGTGGATATTTGGTGAAGTATATGAAACATCATACTTCGAAGCGGGCAACACAGTTTATATAACAAATTTACAATCACACACTATATTTTCAATCATTGGATTATATTTTGGAGGCTCATTAACGAGAAAATAATATGGCTAAGAAAGGACTATACGCAAACATACACGCAAAGAGAAAAAGAATAAAGGCAGGCTCGGACGAAAAAATGAGAAAAAAAGGTTCTAAAGGAGCTCCTACAGACGATCAGTTTAAAAAAGCTGCAAAGACAGCTAAGAAAAGAAAAAGAACTAAAAGCAAAAAAGCATAATGGTAGCAAAGAAATACCAAAATCCTAGTGGCGGATTAAACGCAGCTGGTAGAAAGTATTTTAAAAACAAAACAGGTGCTAATCTTAAGCGCCCCGTAACAGGTAAAGTAAAACCAGGCTCCAAATCGGCAGCTAGGAGGAAAAGTTTTTGTGCAAGAATGGGAGGAGTTAAAGGCCCTATGAAAGATAGCAAAGGAAGACCAACAAGAAAAGCGTTAGCGTTGAGGAAATGGAAATGTCGAAGTTAAAACCTGCATTACTTATACTTGCTTTAATCATTGCCCTGTTGAGTATAGAATCAGCAGTATCTGATGTTACATCATCAGGAGCTACAACAAATACACAAACATCAACGAGTGGCTCACAAACTGCCATAACTGGTGGTTATAATTCTGATACAACAACAACCTATCAATCAGGTAGCACTTCAACAACTAATGCTACAACAAATAATTCAACCTCTAATGCAGCGAGTAGAACGCCTGTCAATATGGCTTCTGCACCTGGAATGAGTGTATATGGGCAAGATAGCTGTGTTATACCACTTGCAGCAGGAGTAACTGTCATTGGTTTTTCAGGATCATTTGGTAGTTATATGGTAGATAAAGAATGTGAAAGAAGAAAGTCTACTTCAGTCTTAGCTAAACTAGGCATGAAGGTAGCAGCAATATCATTGATGTGTCAGGAAGAAAATGTATGGCAGTCAATGTGGGATGCAGGGACGCCATGCCCAATAGATGGATTAATCGGTGAAAAAGCAAAGGCAAGATGGGAAGAACTTGGTGGCTATGAGCAAACCAAAAGAACAAGCTATGTCAAAAGAAACCCAAGCAAAGAGACTGACAACAAAGTAGAACAATACAGAAAATACAAAGAGAGTATGAATGAAGACCATAGTAATCATAATCATGACTAGCTTTATTGTTTCATGTGCAAGTAAAAGCATAGAGTTAAGACCTATACAGATATATGGCAGTAATGAACAAAGCATACCGACACCAGTATATGAATAAACAATTAGAAAATAAGTTTATAGAAGTTGCAGTCTGTATAAGAAGTGGTCAAGTAGAAGACAAACAAATAGTAGAATATATAAGATTACAACCTGAGTTTGAGCAATGGTATAAAGATAGATATATTAACAAACATAAAACAACTGTTGGTGCATTGAAGTTATGAGATACATAATACCTTTGTTGTTTCCTATGACTTTGTTTGCAGAAACTACTAATAATTTATTACCCCAACAATTTTTTAACAATAACTCTAACCATAACGAGTGGACATGTAATGATCCATCTCACAATCATGGGAACAGTATTGTTGCAGCACATCATGGCGATAGCATTGAAAGAGATGTAAGCCTGTCTGAGCATTTAACAGAAGACCAAATCCAATATGGGTGGTCATCTACGTTAGGTGCAGATATATGGCATTGGAATAACCTATCTAGCGAAACAGACATGATTCAGACAATCACAGCTAGTAACGGCACAGTTACAACACAGAAAAGAACAGTAGCTTTTAGTGCAATTACGCCTTATCAGACATACACATCTACCTACATAGAGGGCATGAACAGTAACACAAATTATAATATCAATGTTAAGTTTGACTTTAGAGAGAGTTCAGAATCATTAAGTCATCGAGCAGTTGATTTAAAAAATCCTACCCTTGTTGTAGATTATGAGCCTAACCCAATATTTCTAAGCACAATACAGGAAACAGAGATAGCTACAGCAGTAGAGTTTGTAGAAGAAGTTGCTGATATTGAGATAATAGAATTTGAGCCACAAGAATTTAGTTTTGAGTTATACGATACTCAAGAAATAATGTTAATGCCTATCGAAGAAATCTATATAGAGACATTAGCTGTAGAAGAAATTAACGCAGGAGTTGTAGAAATATTTAATCTACCACCACCTGTAGAAGAATTTTCCGAAATGGCAGAACTACCTCAGATAGAAACCTTTGATGAATTGCCTACTATAGGCGAGGAGATAAGATATGACAGTCAAGAGAACTTCTCGGAAGTCGCAACAGAAATCCAAATTGAAGAAGGTTTCTTTGAAGCAACAGAAAGTTTCGACAACCAGGGACCAGTTGAAGGAATTCAAGAAATCGCAAGCTTCTTCGCAGAAGAGCCAATCGCCCAAAGTCCAGGAGAATCAGAAAGTCCCGCAGACTTTGAAAGCGTCAATGAACCAAGACCAGTTGAAGAAGAGACTGTCGCAACAAGTGAAAGAACAGAACGACCAACAATGGGCAGAGCAGATGAACAAGAAAGCTCGTCAAAAAGAGAAGCAGGTTCAGAAGGAACGCGAGCAGAGATACAAGAAGAGTCTAGTGTACAAAATGACACAGCTCCCATCGAAGATGATAGAGTTGTTGAGCAACCTCAAGAAGAAGATAGAGTCGTTGCTGAAGAAGAAGTAAGTGATGAAACTGTCAGAGAAACAGAAGCAAGAGATAATAACGATGGAGATGAAACAACTGAAGTTGCAGATTCGTCAAGAGAAGATAACCAAAGCACACCTGACTCGATTGAAGAGAGCAGGAGCGAAGGAACTACTAGAAGACCTGCTGAAACTGTTTCGATAGAAAACATAGAAAAGAAAGTAAACGAAACAATCAAGCGTGTAGACCAAAGATTAATTGCTACATCTATCATTGCAGCGAAAGCAATGCAAAGTAAAATATCAGTAGACAATTACGGCAACACTAATTCAGAAATGTTTAACTCACAACCACAGATGGACGGAGGAGACTATTATGAAACAAGACAATATATTGATACTAGAAATTTATATGCTCAAAATCAAAATATTTATGATGACCCTGTTACAAGATTTCAAAAGAATGTTCAGGAAAAGGTAGATGAAAGAATTAGAGCAGAAGAACACTTAAGGAGGATTCGTGGATATTAAAACCATAGCGACTGGCATAGGTCTAGTCATAACAATAGCAGGGCTTTTTGTTTATCAAGGACAATTAATTACAAGAGTTGATGTTCTCGAATCACAAAAGGCGGTAAACATTAAACCATTAGAACAAGACATAGCAATTAACAAAGCTGAAATAGCCGTACTCAAAGCAAAAGTAGATGAGATAAAAGCTAGATCAGACAACCCGTTGAGGTAATCATGCCAAAAAAAATAGATGCAGAAAAAGGAAAGTTATTTGTAGATTATTTTACAAATGGAGATACTGCCAGTAATGCCACAGCAAGTGCAAAGAAAGCTGGGTGGACTGGTGATTCTCAGAGAATGGGAGTTTATCTAAAAGACAAGTATGCGTCAGATATTCTTAAACGTGCAGAAACTTTAAAAGCAAAGAACCAAACTAAGTTAGAAGGCTTTGCTTCAGACTCAATAGACTTGTTAAGACATCTTATGAGTGAGTCAGCTAACGATATGTGTAAATTAAAATCAGCAGAAAGGATATTAGACCTGGCTGGTTATTCAAGCGATCAGAATATTAATCTGAATGTAGAAAAAGAAGAGTTTAAAAAACTAGATGACCAGGAGTTAGCAGAGAAAATTGCTACATTAAGTCAAAAAGTACCAGGACTTAAGAAAGTAATGGAGAAAACTGCACCTAAAGAAGAACAGAACTCAAACACAGCTGAGAGTAAGCCTAAAATAAAAGAAAAAAGAGTTACACATTAAGGTATACCATAGGCAACCACACTCTAAAATAAAGCGATTACAGAGATTCTAGGGCTACTTTATTTCTAAATCTGACGAGTCAATTACAATAACTTGTTCCAGGGGAGC